ACCTGAGCTAAGGCGGCTTGCTGTTCCTCTAAAGAAACAGTGCCATCCATTACTTTTTTAATGTATTCTTTTATATTAGCCATTGCTTGAGAGTTTCTCTGTCAGGTTATTAAGAAAATCTTCTTCTGTCTTTCCTATTGTACTCGCTTTTTCAGACATTTGCAACTCTACTATCTTCGATTTGTTCTTAATATCTGCTTCTTTTAGCATCAAATCAGCAATTTTTACCCTTCTATCAAATTCTCTGTTCGCTTCGTCGTCTTGACTTGGTAAATTACGAGAAACAGCCGATAAAACCTTGGCTTCTACCTCTTGTGGGGCTAATTGCGCCTCAACCATCGTCTTTTGAGCATCTGCCATGTCTTTAGCAGCACTAGCGTCAAGGCTCTTAATCTGAGCTTGCTGGGTTTGTAGTGCTAATTGAGCCTGAGCTTGCTGTAGTTGCTGTGCTTCAGGGTTAGGCTGACTCATTTGCTCTAAAGCAGCTTCCATTTCAGCACGATTTGACAGGCTGGAGTTAGCAATAATGCCTTTGAGGATGATTGGCAACACAGGCGTATTAGGTCCAAGCGTCTGCAGAAGACCGATAAGCTGTTGCTGTTCGTATTCACGAGCCATAATACCGAGTGTAGCGGTAGGAATGAACTTCATGTCTACAGAAGGATAACGCTCTGGGTCAAATTGCATATAGCGGAACGCAACCTTCTTAATCAGCGGAACCATGAAATCTTCTTGGAAGTTTGTCAGGGTGCGTTTGTACTTCTTGATGATGCCAGATACAGCCATTGACATACCAGCACCTGAAGAATCACGGGTAGCTTGTGTGACCATGCCTTGGCTATCTAGAGTACCAGTTGCCATGAGAAGCATACGCTCAAAGTCTCGTGCAGTCGCAGCAGACTCAGGGCTTGTTTGTCCAAACTTGAATGGCATCATAATCTCAGCAGGATTACCATTGGTGAGGATTGCTTTACCGGGACGGACTTCAAACTTAGCACCACGAGGTAAACGAGTAGCATCCATTGCAATCATAGGAGCAGTGGTCAATGCCAAGCTATCTAAGTGGCTACGAAGCTGTGCATCAATCGCTTTTTGCATATTGTATGCTTTTTCTACTGTACCACGACCCCAGAAACGGTTAGGAACGGTATCATCTTGGTAAGCAACTACAGGACGGTCTTTCATCATGTAGGGGTTACGCTCTGCCTTGAGAAGCAGACCATCATTAGCAATGACCACAATAGCCTCTACGAGGTCGCTGTAGGTGTCGGCAGTGCTATCCTCGGGGAACAGGTCAACTACCTCGTCTCCGTCGTTCTCAAGCTCATCTAGGTACTCTCTAGGGACTAATCCGTAGTATGTGAGGAGTTTAACCTTGTCATCTTGATACTGCACTACTTCTTGGGTTACTTCTAAGTCGTCATCGTTGCCAGCAGGTCCGATGTCTACCTTGCGATAGATACCTCTTTCCATGCCTTCTACCACTTTGTGGATAGAGACAAACTTCTCAATCGCTACACCCATCGCATCCTCAATCGAGGTAGCGTTAGGGTCAATCAGGAAGTTCTTAGGATTTACGGGATTAATCTTAACGCAGAAGTATTCTTTCTCAGTAACTCCATACGCAGCTTGCGTACTGCCCGGAATCGGTTGAGTGGATGGAACGTACTCTGTCTCGGTCTTAACCATAATCTCACCGATACCAGTACCATAAATCTCTGCCATCAGTTCAATCTGGTCTACAGACTTACGAATCTTGTTCGCAGTTAAGTCTTCCATCAGTAAAGCACGCATCGCTTGGACATCCATTGGATTACCGTTGTAGTCCATGATGTCGTCTTTGATGTCGAAGAACTCTCCGTTACCGAAGATAGCTTCCATAATCTCAGCGTGGCGAGTCTCCACTGCTTGCTGCGTTGCGGGACTGATTAAGCGACTACGCTCGGACTCACGAGTACGGTCTTCAGAAGCCCAAACACCACGGAAGATACGCTCGTATTCTTTCCAGTCTTCTAAGTAGTTCTCGTCACGGCTATCACGCCAGCGGTCACAGTGTTGTACAACGAACGCTGCTAACTCTTTGTCAGCCTCAGAAGGTTCTTCCCACTTCGTACTTTCGTTGTTGTCCATATTCTCAGCCATTTTTCTTCCTATTTAGTTGTATCACCGAAGGGGTCGGCATACATTGGGTTGACTACTTTTTCTTTAGTGATTGCTTTCTTTAACGCTGTGAGAGCTGCGTTAGCATAACTGCGAGTTTTAGCCTCGTCTCTAAATGTGTTTTTAAAGATTTCTAACTTATCAAAGAAACTTTGTTGTAACTCTGGGTTTTGTTCTAATGCTTTAGCTTGTAATGGTAAAGTAGTCTGTAACCAGTATCTTTTTAACTCAGGTGTATTAAATACATTCTGACCTAGTGGTGTATCAAGTAATGTTTTACCACGAGGTAACTGAGACTCTAGGCTTTGTAAGTCTGCAAAGCGTTCTTCCCACGATGTGTTGCGTGTTCCGTAACCACCTATTTGACTTTCTGATTTCTGTGGCAGGTCCAGCGTACTAACATAGGACCTAAAGTTCTTTTCTAGTTGTTTGCGTAGGGCTGCGCCTTGTTCGCCTCGTTCATCCCGTTGTAAAAACTGGGCTGCGGTATCTTGCTTTTTATCTGCGGATACCTGCCTATCCACAATGTTTTTTTGAACATGGGCTGCTTCATGAGCAAGAACACGAGTTGCATCAGGAAGAAAAGGAGTACTTAAATTAACTGTTGTTGGGGCTTTGAAACTATTTACATAACCGCCAATACCTGCACCTTCTTTGTCTGTGTAGACATTATAAGGACGGATTGTACCAACACCTGTCATATAGGCAGGGTTGCTCATATTACTAGCTGGGTCGTATGTATTTCTTAACTGCTCCATTAAACTTACTCGTGTAAGCTCATCGTCGCCCAGAATATACGGTAATTCAAACAAACCTTTTGCCATATTAGTATCCTGAAATTACATCTAAAGTTTCCCACTCATCGCCACCATCGTCAGCATCAAAGTTGGGGCGGACTAACTGCTCGATGTACGCTAACGCATCCACCGTGTCATCGTGTACTCCCTGTGTGGGGAACATTAAGAGTTCATCGACAAACAAATCAAAATCATTTTCAGCGTTTAGGACAATCCTGCCATGCTCTAAGTTACCCTGCAAAGCCCAAGTTACCCTATCTACTTTCTTCTTGTTGCCGTGTGTCAATTCTTCAATATGAGCGTAACAGTTCAGTCTTCGCATAGCGTCCATCAGTGGACTCATAATTGCTTGCTTTGCGATACCTCGCTCAATCCCTACTGCCAGCGGCTGATACTCTTGGATGTTTTTAAGTATTCTAAGCGCAGTGTCTTCAGTTGACCAACGACCTGTCTCAATTTTATCCACAAACCACACATTACTGTTATCTACCTTTACACACGCAATAGCGGTTTTATCTAATCGTTTATTGGTGTTCTTCTTACCAATCTCATCAAAACCAGCGCAGTCTACTGCGATGTACCATGAACCATCTTTTGGTTCTTCACCGAACTTAATCCATTCTTCTTTAAACAAACCTGAACCAGCATTGTTAAAGGAAGACAAATACTCTTGGTTAAACGCAAAGGAACTCAGTGTCCGCTTTGCTGCCTCAATCTCTTTTAGGTCAATCGTTTCATTGTCCGCAGTGGTAAAGTGCCACGACTTCCAATCCTCGTCACTGCCTGACTGTCCTAGTTGAAACCACTCATAGAAGTGATTACGACCAGACGGGGTAGAAATAAACATCGCTCTACCTTTTTTATCCGACAGCGCAGCTCGTAATACTCGTTCCCAAATCTCTGCTTTAATAAACGCTACTTCGTCCATTACTAAATACGACAAGGACACACCACGCAATGAGTCTTGGTTATCAGCGCCTCGAATGAGGATTTTCCTGCCGTTCACCAAGGTAATCTCTAAGTTGTTAATGTGAGCAGACTTGATTACCGGTCTACCTAAATCCATTAACAAGTCCCACATAATCGTTCGAGCTTGTCCCAGCGTTGGTGCAACATACATCACGCTAGAGCCTTCAGGACAATTAAGCCCTTCAATCAATAGGGTTATCGCAGATAGTCTGGACTTACCACAGCGACGACCAGCAGCAATAACCTTAAAGCGAGTAGTGTCTTTAAATACTTTTTGTTGCCATTGCAACAGAGCGAATGTTAGTTCACTCATCTACATCCTTAATTACGACATCAGTAACATCGTTCTCAATTACTTCTGTTGCTTCTATACTGGGACTGTTAATCCCCGTGATATTGATACTAATCTGCGGAGTACCGCCACCACTCTTAGCCTCGAAGCTGGACAGTGGTAAAAGTCTCTCGCCACAGAACTTAAGCATCGCACCCTGTGCAGGATGACCGTCAGCAAGTGCTGTCTCAATAATCTTGGTAATCACACTGTCGCCAGCGGTAGCCAGTAACCTTGCTTTAAATTCTGCAATCCTTGCTGCATCGCCGGGAGGTCTACCCAGCACCCCGGGATTCTTCTTCTTGGCGATAGCCGCCTTGGTGGGACGACCTAACTTGGGTTTACCATTTACTACTTCACGTCGTTTAATCTTGGGGCGCTTATGCTTTACGACAACATCACCTTTCGGTAGCGCAGAATCAACGGTAGTTAATTGTTTTTCAATTTCCGACATGAAGTCTTTATCCTAAAGGGAGACACACTAAGTGCTATCGCACCTTAGTGCGACAAAAAAAGTTAAAGCCCTACTAATACTATAGAGTGCTATCGGTAGATTGTTTCTCGCTATCGCTAAGGGGAATGACTATCGTCTGTTATTCCCCTATTCCATCGTGGGCTATAATACTCCGCCCGTAGGGGACTGACCTGATTCCGTTATAGTGTGCTTTGAACTTGTAAGGCGATAATAGCACATTTTCAGAGATTTGTCAAGCATTATTTTATTGACCTTGCTACTATAGTGGTCTACGACTGAGCAGAGTACAGCTTCACATTAAGGTGACTTACGCACTTAATGCGGGGCTATGACAGCAATACAGGTCTCCGCAGACCTCCTACGGAGTGTGCATTTTCCAATACAGACAATACCGTCTATTTTACTCTTTTATTTCAGAGACTTACATTGCAGTGCAATATAGTCCTATTTTACCTTTTTGTATGCTAAGGCGCCTACAGCAACATTAACACAACAACAACACCCCCTCCCCCCTATGTCATCTTACACAGTTGTTTCTATACCACAGTGTTGTATCTACACAACAGTATCAATGTTAGTGAGTACTTACCAACATAGTCTATAAAGGGGACAGAGTCGATGTTAGTTAGTACTTACATACTTACATAATAGGGACAGAGTCAATTAAGTTAGTCTGTACTGACTTGCGTGTAGGGCGATGATGCACCTATACTGGATACCTATACAGTACTGTGAATCTATACAGTACTAACCTATTAGGGTAAACCTTTAAGGGAATGTCCTAATAAAATAATTGTATACTTTTGTAGAATTGTGCCGTTATACTATCAACAAGTAGCACAATTTCAACGGCAGTATCCTAAACTAAAGGACGATACAAAATGAGCGCACTAATATATCAGCAAGTAACCGACTCAATTATTAAGCAACTAGAGCAGGGCGCTACGCCATGGGTTAAGCAATGGAATGGCAGCAGCAGCGCCGACCATAACGCCGTAAGCAAAAAGGGTTATAACGGCATCAATACGTTAATTCTAGCAATGAGCGCCGCCGCTAACGGGTTCAAATCAAATGAATGGGCGACGTATAAGCAATGGCTGCAATTAGGCGGACAAGTAAGAAAAGGCACTAAGGGAACCACGATAATATTTTATTCACCGGTGACTGGTAGCAAAATTACTGCCGACGGCACAGAAAAATCATACCATTACGTACTAAAATCATACAGTGTATTTAATGCCGACCAAATCGACGGCTATACGCCGCCAGTGGTAACGGTTAAACCATTTAACAGCATTGCAGCGCTTGAAGCACTGGCGACTGATAGCGGCGCTGTAATTAAGCACGGCGGCGATAAGGCGTTTTACTCACCATCAAATGATTTTATCCAAATGCCAAATAAAACCGACTTTACTAATGAAGCAGCATATTATGCGACTTTATTACATGAGATGGCGCACTGGTCCGGTAATGCTAACCGTTTAAACCGTGATTTATCCGGACGATTTGGTAATGAAGCATATGCGGCGGAGGAATTGATAGCGGAATTGTCGGCAGCATTTTTATGCGCTGAATATCAAATTGACGGCGACTTACGCCATGCCGGATACATTGCTTCGTGGTTGCGTATCCTAAAAAACGATAATAAGGCAGTGTTTAAAGCGGCAGCATTAGCGCAAAAAAGCGCCGACTATATCAAGGCATTGTCGACCAGTGAAGCGGCGGCAGTATCGGACGAATTGATAGCAGCATAATCTAGGGGTAAGTCCTAGTATATTTTCTGAATGTACTAGGGCATTATCCTTTACAGCAGTATCCTAAACCATCGGAGGCAATACCATGACAGCAAAAAAACCTAGCGGCTACATAATTTATAGGGGTCCGTCACTACTAAACGGTGACCCAATTGTGGCAGTCGCCATCACTAACAGCAGCAATGTAAAAACCGGCGATATGGTCCAAACTTATATTTTAGTTGACAATGGATTAACGCCTGTTATAAATTCTCAATTGCTGAATGATATTGCTATATGCGGGGATTGTACGCACCGGAGGGGCTTAGGCGGGTCCTGCTACGTTAACTTAGGGCAGGGACCTAGGGCAGTCGCCGACGGTATAAACCGTGGCATTTATCCGGACAATATAGCAATGGCGGCGACGTTATCCGCCGGTAGAATGGTGCGCTTAGGGACTTACGGCGACCCAGCAGCAGTGCCGGCAATTGTATGGCAAACCCTATTATTAAACGCTAAGGGCAGCACTGGCTACACCCATCAATGGAAAAATGATAAGTCCGCTCACGTTATGGATTTTTGCATGGCGTCCGCTGATAGCGCCGACGATAGAATGCTGGCAATTGCTAAGGGATACCGGACTTTCCGGGTCCGTACTGAAAGCGAAGCACTGCTACCCGGGGAATTTACTTGCCCGGCAAGCGAAGAGGCAGGAAAGCGCTTAACGTGCGATAAATGCGGCGCTTGTGACGGCGGCGTTGATAGCAAAAAAGCAAGTCCGGCAATCATTGTGCACGGTAGTTTAAAGGGACGTTTTATTCCGGTTTTATCAATCTAATCTAGGGGTTTAATTATGTATAAATTTTTGGCAGGAATAGTAAGTATTGTTTTATTTTGTATCTTATCGCTTTCGCTCGGGTATCTTATCGCCGAGTCACTAACTTAAAAGGATTTTAAAATGCTAGTATTGGAAACAAAAGTAAACGATTACATTGTGAAAGTCACGTTTAAACGGGGCGAGTATCAAGTAAGTAAAACAATCGACGGCGCTACTACTTATATATCTACAATGGATAAAAACAGGGCTGTAGAATTAACTAATGAATTTATTAATAACGCTAAAGGAAATTAAAATGAGTACATTACACGAGATTAAAACGATATCATTCCACAATCGTAAACCATCGAAACCGACGGTAATAAAAGCGATACGGGACGCAATGAAGCAGGGATACAAGGCGATTGATATATCTTACGGCGAAAACCTAATAGAACTGGTATACCATGACCGGCATATGCAATGGTACGGCTACGGATGGATTAAAACCATCGGAGGCAGTGACTTAGCGGACGATATGAACACGCCTAAGCAATCCAATACCACTGAATTTATGAGGCAGTATTTTAACTTAC